TAATAGAGACTTCAATACTCTCTTCACTAAATCCTTCACTCATCTTTTCTTTTTCTTTTCTGATGGTTTAATTCCCCAAAGTTTGGGGTTAGTTCTTCCATATCCAAAATCAATCTTTTGAACTGCACCAGGACCATACTTATCATAGTACATATCAAAAAGATCTACTCTTTTTCTACACCGAGTCAAATCCATAAAGATTTTCCCCTCAATCTTATACCAGATACAATATGCATCATTTGGAAAGGATGGATCTTTTACAAGATCCAAAGTTGTTTTTTCTAGAAGAACTTCACATCCATACTCATGGGGCAGAACATTAAAATTCATTTTTTTACTTTGCTCCGCCATAGTTTTCTCCTTTACAACTGTCACGAACGACCTCCCCAGATAATATCAGGATAAGCTTCCGAAACAATTTCTTTTGTGACTTTATATTTCTCAGAAAGTTTTTTATCTTTGACAAGAATCAAAAGTTCTGCTTCCAATGGATGAAGTCCTTCAAGAATCTGAATGAACATGGTTTCTCTTCGGATAGTAGAAAGACCGTCGTTTCCACCTTTAACAAAATTGTAGAGTTTTGTATATTCAGCTCTCAGAGATGTATGTCCAGCAGAAGAACTTTCAGACAAACCATTGAAAGTCACTCTTTCATCTGATCCAGAAATTTTACTATTAACCTTTTCACTCAAAGTTCCCCCAAGAGAAGTCTGATCCTTGACACTAGAATAAGGAACAGGACCTTCAGGAAGAAGAGAGATTACACTTTCATCAAAGTTCCAAATAAAGATGCTTCTCAATGCAGGATTATCATATTCTTTAAGAAGAGAAATCTTGCTTGCCTTAGTTCTTTGCTTAGAAACCAATTCTAGAATTTCAGTTTGAAAAGCATTTGGTTGAAGTTTCTCAATAGTTGCACTTTTAACTGGTGCTTTGGTTGTTTTAGAAGTAGACCTTTTTTTCGTATTAGTTGTCATAATTAAAAATAATTAAGTTGTTCTATTTATTCGTCGTCATATTCATCTTCATCATAATCAAGACCATTTTCAAATCTAACTGCTACAATTTCATCAGGAATAAGATTTCCATTTTCATCCATGAATTCTGGATGTAGATAGGGAGGTCTAGTCTCTAGAAAATGTCTGTTGGCAATCCAACCAATAATTCCCCCAATCAAGAAAAACATAACAGTAAACATTGTTGAAAATGTTACCAGATAAATTGACTCCATTTTTATTCTCCAAAGAGTTATTTCTTATTGATGCAAAACTTGATTTGAAAATAGAACTCTCTGGAAAAGAAAGAGATTAATTTTTCAAATCTAAATTGAAAAACTTTTGGAACCTCCCTCTTTTTCTTACTCGTCTTTCGGAGCATAAGCTCCACACCTCTATTTATTGACAGTCTTTTTTCTTCTTCCCGGTCTTTTGTCATAACTATATTTCCAAGCATCTTCTAGGATACTATAAAGATATGTTTTAATTTTTCTTGCTTGTGGTTTTGGAATGTGCCCATATGCTTCACGAAGCATTTTGTGATTATTATCAGATCCACCCTCAAGATATTCTTCTAAGTCATTTACCAAATCAGAAATCTCAACAGAAGTTTGACTCGTAATAAATTCTTCTACTTGCTTTCTTGTTGCATTTCTTGTTTTTAGATAATCATAAAATTTCAATACAAATTTGTTTTCAAAAGCATAATCAATTGCCTGATCAACATCAAAGTAGACTTCGTGAAAATTAGTATCCATTAAACAAGTTTGTTTTCCGAAAGGTATTTAACAGTTTCTGTGCAACCACCAAGTTGTTTTTCTCCCAAAAGAACTTGTGGGAAAGTGGATCCATTTCCAAATTGAAAATAGAAATCTTCCCTATTAAAATCTACTCCAAGTTTTTTAACCTCATATTGTAGATTTGCCAATTCTAGCACTCTTTGAACCTTTGAGCAATAAGGACATCCATCCTTAGAATAAATTGTAAAGTTCATAGTAAATAAGAAACTGAAAGTTATTTAGAGTGATATGCTTTTAGATCTGGATTTGGTTGAGAAGGAACAACAGGATTGCGACTTACATTTTTAATTACAATGAAAGCATCCTTCTGATAAGTGATAGTTCCAAAAGGTTTTGCCCACTTTGGATTTGCATCTGGATGAGTTGCGGTTCCCGTTGCGGCAACACCTCCAATATCAACCCTCAGTTCATCATCAGCGTCCCATCCAAGTTCTTGAAGGACAATGGCAAACTGCCCAAGCATATCAGCGCTTGTATTCTTTTTTTCTGTCATTGGTCTCACTCCTTGGTTCTTCATTATACAATGGTTTACCTGGCCTGTAAAGTTGAGGCCAGGTATCTCTCAGCATTTCTGAGATTTTATATGAGGTTTCAGATGTAATCACTTTCATACAAGTTTCTAAACTGTGCGTCAACTTTTCTCAAATCATCTAAGTGAATCTTACACTCATAATTATTGTCGTCGCACCACTGCAATGCAAGTTCATGAAATCTTTGATTTTCCATGACCTTAGAAACTCCATAACTTCTAGTAAAAGAAGACATTACAAAGTCCCAACATTGTCCTGGTTTTTTTTTTCCATTATGGATTGTGATCTTTATTTCCTTTAATTTTTTGATATCCCCAGACAGCTAGGGTGCCGATTCCTAGACCGGCAATGCAACATAAAAACATATGGAATAAGTGTTCGTAAGTAGAATGGTCAGCGTGATTCATCAGTTTTTGTTTAATCTAAATCAGTTTACGGTAACGTGTCCAATCATTCCAGCCCCTTTATGAGGATCACACCAAAAGGTATACTCACCAGGAACATCAAAGGAAACGTCAAAGGATTCTCCAGGAGAAAATGCCAGACCTGTATGGCTGAGCTCGGGATGACCATCAACAATGACATTGTGAGGAGGTAACACGTTATTGACAAAGTGGATGCTATCACCAGCAGCAATTGTAACTTCTGAGGGTTCAAAGACTAGTCCTCCATTATAACCCATCTGAACATCAACGGCCCAAGCAGGAAGCGCAAAGAAAAGAGTTGCGATAAGTGCGAAAAAGAACTTCATAAAAGTTTATGTAACTTCACTATCTATACTTTTTATATTCTTATACTTGGGATTTGTCAGGCATTCCTGATCAATCATTTCAGAGAACTCGTCTGCACATTTTATCCAAGTTTTTCTTGCTGTTGATGCTAATGGATCTTTATTCATCATCATTTCATACCAGATATTCCATAATAGCTTACACTCCTCAGACTTCTTCTGAAGATGTGGTTCCTTGTACATTGGAACCTATGGGATGTGTGCCCTTGACTTTAACTATTTAATGACCCAACCAATAGTATCATTAATATATGTTAAAGTTATTACAGAACTTGGTATGTCAATAACAAGATCGGCAGGTGTTCCCATAATACTTTTACCGTTTCTAGATACAGTAATAGGAACTGATGCAGTAGAAGTAGATCCTCCAATACCAATTACTATTTCGTTTCCAGGATTTGGACTGCTTGGAAGTTGGACAACATTACAACCATCACCAGCAATGATATAATCTCTATTTACAGCGGTGATGTCACTAGTCGGAATTCTTAAGCTACCATAAGTAGACTTTACAGTATTTTCAAACGAATTAATATTCGAAAGATTATTACTGTCATCAATTACTTCTACATTTTTAACTTTAATTGCCATCTTCGTGTCTCCACTCGGCGGTTTCTAAATCTATTTAGATTTTTGAAACAATTGATCTATCTCATATTTTCTACCTTGACTACTCCACCAATGGTTTATTTCCATATTAGATTTTATATTAATATATGATGGATCAGAAATCCAGGTCCTATCAAAATCTATATTCTCACAGAACAAAGGAAAACAATATACACCCCCAAAGAAGTTAGTATATATTATATTTTCAATTTGAGGAAGAAGCCAAGAATAGGCATAAACTTGATTTGCTCTTGCCATTCTATCCCTCCCCTTATATTCCAAATAAAATATATCTTCGGGTATATAATTTTCAACTAGATTTTTTGCGTGCTCTCTACTTATCAAATAAGCACATCCCGACCAGTCATCGAAACATCTATCTCTAAGTTTAAAAACAGTATCATCAAAACGAAAATGATACATCTCATCTCTGACAATACATAACTGAACAATATTCCAATCATCTGGAAGTCTTTGGAAAAATTCATTCCAAGTAAATTTCCAATACTTTAATGTGGTAAAATCTATGTCATCTTCAAATATAATAGTATAAGGTTCTTTAGTATTTTCATACCAAGACTTAATAGTCTTTAAGTGAGAAGTAACTGGTCCTCTTCCTGGAGGATTAAGTTCTAAAGTTTCATGTTCAATTGTATGTTTACTGTCATCATATTTTTCATATATGTGAGTTGTATATCTTTTTATTCCATACTTTTTAAAATTGTCATACATTATCTTCCGTCTATCAAAAGACTGAGTAATGCTTATACAATTTACTGAAGGAAAATCTTTAAGTTTATAAAAATCAAAAAAGTCATTTACCTTTTGCTTCACTCTTGACAATCTATTATTCCACCAATACAAAACATTGTCCTGTATTTTCTGAAGTTCGATCTTATCATTCAAAAGTTCTTGGCATTTATTTTCTGCTTCTTGCCAAGAATTAAAAAACAACCAAGGTGGGTTTTCTTCAAAAACAAAGGTGTCTTTTATTTCTTCTTTACTACCAACTACAATAGGAATAGCACCAACCATAGAAGACTCATATAACCTCATACAATTTAAAGAAGAATTCCCTCTACCACAAGGAGCAAAAATTGTGTCC